CGTTGACGCTGAGTAGATAGAATAAGTTTTCTGAATAGGTATAAAATACCTGTCCTGGACTCCATTCAGATTTTGCCAATTCAACATCATCCAATGTAGCATAGTCGCTGTTGACTACTCCTTCTTCAACCAACAGGTATCGTTGAAGATTGTCAAAGTCCACAGTTTGTTGTAAAAATATCCAAGGACCAGTGCTAGGAACATCAGGTACAGGTCCTACTATTTCTTCAAAGAAGTCTGGGTTATCGGGTACGCCGTCATTGTCGCTGTCGCGGAAACTTACTAACACTTGAAAATCATCAACATATCCGTCGCTTTCAACAGGTTGTCCAATGATGTTCATGTACACATCACTTTGCAACGGAGAACTGTTGTTAGGCTGTGTGTTCATTGCCAATACATTGATAAAGTCTTTGATGATTGTTCCAGTGCGGCTATCGTAGACTAATTGGTCGTCATAGAAGAAGAACCGTGTTTGTAACACACTCCCAAAGCTATAAGCAAGTCCACGGAAAGTTACAGTATAGTTTTGATTTTCAACCACAAACTGTGCTAACCAACTGGCATCTTGATTTGTTCCTGATGTATCGCCGGCATAATCTTGGCTCCAGGCAACATTTTGATCAAGGTTTGTGCTGGTAATCAAATACCAGGTGCCCGGAGCAATGGTTGTGCCCTGTGGTGTAGTAAGTTCTGTGCTGGCATACCCGATGCCAAAATTACGGAACAACTCAATCTGTTCGCCCATTTGTTGTTCAAGTGTCAACGGCAGGTCTGTGATAAACACAGGAATAATACTGTCAACAACTGCACCTGTTGGCACAAAGTTATTGAGTGTTACTGGTCCGGCGCCAGATGAAAAATTGCCAAGGCCGCCATTATATCCGTCGCCAACTATGGCTTGAGGGCTTGCCCAGATTTCTAAACTTTCGTCAGGCTTGGTTGGTACTCCTGGTTGTAATCGGTTATTGCGGTCAAAGTAATAATTAACGCCGTTGATAGTTGGTGCAGTAAATTTAATAAGACTGCCAACTTGTACATATTTAAAAACAGTAGATGTACTGCTGCCAACAGGAATAGCATTTCCGTTTGCATTTTTAAAGTAGCCAGTGGTTTCGTTGGCTAGAGTAGTGCTTTGTTGCCAAGTACTCAATGCTGTGGCTGAGTCTACCACATCAACATCTGGTCGCGGAAAGTTAGCATAATAAAACTGCTTCATTGTAGCTTGGCCAATTTGTGGCTGTGCGTCATTGGTCACAAAATCTGCAATTTCGTTACGATTGATCCAACTGAACAAGATTGTAGGAAGAATGTTTTGTTCCCACAACGCACCGTCACTGGAGAATGTATTGGTTGATGAATACTTGCCAGTGTTGTCCACCAGATCCAAGTAACGACTTGTGCCAATTGAACTGCGGTTTAAGGCTTTGGATTTAATAATACTATTGTAAGCAGTGTACGGGAACAGGTTGTAGTCTTCGCCGTTGACCATGCGATTCTGTGTGTAGTATCTAGCAGGTGCACGTTGCTTGATTGCATCAATTGTTTCACGTGCTTGTGCATTGCTCACAGGTTGTGTAATGCCACAAGTGAATGTAATTGTTTGAATGTTACCATTGCGGTCAGTATAACTGATTGGCAAAGTAACGTTTTGCATTTCTTCTGGATTGATAATGTATTGCAATCCGTTTGACGCACGAGTGTAACAACGGAAGATACCAACAGGAATCTCAGAGAACACACCATCACCAAATACCAAAGTAATTTGATCATTGCTACGACTAGTGGTAGAATAGATAGCACGTAATTCCACTGTTTGTTCTGCGGCTGCGGTGTACACACTTTCTACAAACTGCCATTCACGATTGATGTTGCCTAGGTTGGTTAATTCAAACAACCAACGATCTTCATTGTTAACACCTTCAACATTGATATTAACTGTGCGATTTGAAATACGTTCACTCAAGTTGAAGTCGGTGTTTTGCAGGGTACCTTGCTTGAACATGAAGAAATAACCAGTGTTAGCTGAACTAAACCCTAATTGGTCGTTACGGAATAACACATTAAAACTTGAGTTAGGAACCGGCGGTGGTTCGTACAAGTAATTGCGGCCGGCACTGGTAGATGTGGTTGCTTCAAATGGCATGTTGACGCCATCAACTGTGGCAGCGTACGGAATAACAGGCAAGAATCCTGGCACTAGATTCACTGCATATTCGGCAGTGTCTACACCTAATAATGTTTGTCTGTTGCCCGGACGACCAACACGTTGAGTATCAACTAATGAGGCGTTGATAATTGCTGTGAATTGTTCTTGCCAGTCTGGGTTAGTAGGATCAGCCCAGTCAACTGTGACGTTGCTTAAATTAACTCCGTTATAGTCCACAACGTTTTCTGTTGTTGTGACATTGAATACTTTTAGCAGGCCTTGCGAGGCGGTGTTGCGTTTGGGACTGTAGCTCACTAAGTTAGCCAGTCGCACAACTGAATCACGTCGTTCTGCTGTGTCTAGGTAATTTTCACGAGTATTAAGGTCAGTACGGAAAGCAAGTGATTGTCCCATGAACGCAATAATGTCCAGGAGCGCAATAAATTCTGATGATTCAATGTAGTCATTGAATGTTTCGGGGTAATACAAGCGTAGATAGTCTACAAAACTCTTGCGTAGAGTTTCAAAATCGTAGCTTTGGAAGTCTGCTTCTCTATACGTTTGATAGATCTGCTTCCAATCTTCTACACCAAATATTGCCGTTTGTCTAGTGGTTGTTGCCATTGTTCTGTAACCTTCTTGTCACTAAAGTATTTATGGTTACCAAAAACGGCGTAGTTATACGTAGGTGGCTACTCGTTGTTGCTGGTCAAAGAAAATGCTCAGTATTTCTGCATTTTGTGTAGGCACCACAGTGAGTTGTATTTCAATCAAGATACCATTTTCTTGTGGGTATGTTTGTACGTCGCTGATGTAGATGCGCGGATCACCACCGGCCACTCTCTGTATTTCTGCTTCTATACCATTTTGAGTCTGTGTGGTTTGTGGCTCAAACAAGAAGTCCCAAATCACAGTACCGTATGCTGGCCGACCAGGTAACTGTCCTTGGCGTATGTTAAATGCATTCAGCAGATCTCGTTTGATTAGATCAAAGTCCGTTAACGTAAACTTTTTGTATTGTCTAATGGTGTTAAACCCAACGAATGTAGTCATAGTAATATTTATATGCTTTGTTCTGCGGCTCTGAATCGGCGAATATTTTCAATTTCGTTATCTAGCAATTCAATCAATGACTGGGCATTTCCAATTGCTAATCGTGCTTTTGTAGCCAATGCTTTGTTACTGTCTGCTACAGATATTGCCAGTGAATCTAACTTATCAACAATTGGGGTGACTTCAGCTTTGAGCGCATTTATTCTTGCTTCCTTGGCATCAACATTGTTAGACAACAATGGTTCAGAAATAATTGCAAGATCCTTGTTTCCAATGGTACTAAGTTGCTTGCCTATTGCTTTTAATTCTTGTTCGGCTGCAGGATTAGGTGTTCCTTTGTTGTAGTTCAAACTGGGGATTTTGTCATTTCCAACAACTCTTCCAACAGCGGCATTTAACGTTGTTCTGTTAACTGTTCCTACTGCACCTGTAACCTGTTTGATGTTTAACGACTCATTGGCTATTTTTTCATCTACTAGATTTACTGCAAACGATGCATCCTTTGCTGTTTGATTAAACTGCGCTACAAGATCTGTGCTTAGTCCTGCTGTTGTCCCTTTGGCCCAGGCCAACGTTGCAGTAACATCCTTGGCTGCATTCAATGCCACACCGCTGAGTACTTGTGCTGACAATTGATCTGTAGGAAGTCCTAGTGATTTAACTTGATCAACGCCTGTTGCCATCAGTGTTTGTTGTACCTTGCTTTGAGCCATTGGATTGGTTAATAAATTTTGTACTTGGTTTACACCATCTTTGCCGGTCCACACTGACGGACTGTTTAGCACACTGGTAACTGAGTTCTGTCCTGCTGAAACATACTTGGCTGCCATCCCTGGTTTAACATAACCTGCTTTTTCAAGTTGATTAACATCAAGACCAAAATTCCCAGTGCCGCCAAAGTTACTCACAATGTTTGGCGGCTGGGCCAACAACTTGGTGGCCTGAGCCAGTGTACCTGTAACTTGAGTAGCATTTAAATTTCCAATGCTGGTTAGTGCTGGCAATGCCTTGACAAAGTTTCCTGGATTAATTCCGTTGGTTATACTAGTTTTAGACAGCGCAGATGTAATGCCGTTGGTTGCTTTAGCAACCGTGGCTCCCACACTACTGATTCCCGATGACAATTGCGCCTGAGCCGAGGTTAATCCAGCAGCCACTTGTGTTGCGGCACTAAGAACTTCTCCAGACTTGAATCCAGTTAATCCACCTGTTTTAACTTGTTTTTCAAATATAGCCTGTGCTTGCTCGCGGGTAAGACTATCTGGTCCAGATATTTTAAATGTTTTTGCACTGTCTTTGTCACTGCCCGGGGCAATGAATTGATCTATGTTGAATGTAAATGTTCCCATGTTATTCTGCTTGTATTTCTATTCCTGCGGGCACTGGCTCAGCGCCAGGCGGTGGTGTTGGTTTTCCTTGCTCAAGACTTAGTTCAACGTCTACTCCTTCGTTGTGGTAGCTGTAAGGCTCGTGGGTAGGAGCACGGCTTACTATACTTTCTAGCCCGTCTGTTACAGTTTGCCATCCTTTGCTGGTATCAAACTCTGTGTCATCCATCACAGTTTTAACTACGGGTTTTGGAGAAGTCACCGAGGCTGCACTTGGCCCGTTTAGATCAATGCCGCCTGCGGAGAATGTCAATGTACTGCCACCGTTCCAGGATCCATTTGAGCTATCCAGTGCCAGCGATCCATCTGATTTGACTCCAATGTAACTTTTGCTGTACAGGGTCAAATTTTCTTGAGCAGTTGCGGTCAATGACATTTCTGCTTCTAGTGTGATATTTTCTTTGGACTTGGCTGTGATATTGCGTCCTGCGTACATGTTGATATCACGATCGGCATGCAGGTTAATATCGCCACGAGTGCGAACATTTACAGAGTTTGTGGCAAACACATCTACTGTGCCTTCAGATCCAAACTCCAGCCATGTGAGCCCGTTGGCATGTGTGATGTAGAAGAAATCACCCGAGTCGCTCATGGTAATCTGGTGACCTTTGGCTGTTCGCAAACGGAACAAGGCATTGTCTCCGTCGGTATTGCCGTCGTCCATTACCAAGGTGTGTCCGCCCATGCGACCAATCACTTTGACGTCTTGTGGTTTTAGTGTGCCTGCGTCAATACGATCTCTAATTTCTCCTGGCTTGATGCCGCCTTGATAGACTGCCACACCTGGAGTGCTAACTCCAAATACTGCACTAGGCGATTCTCGTTGACAACTGCTGGCAATTGGGCCTCGTTCAGGATCATTTATTAGTCCTTGTTGAAAAAGTGCTGCCGCTACTACACTGTGAACTGGTTTGGATTGTTCAAAAAATCTTGGATTGTTGATTACTGCAAGATTAGTGTCGTTGATTTCTGTAACCGGTGCTTGATTAGCACCAGCAAGATACACATTTTGATTTTCATTTTGTGCCACAAAATTTGATACAGCGCCAATTGCAGGAATCATGTGATTGATACCTTGTTCGGGCACTACTCCAATATAATAACCTTGGTCTCTATCGCCGTTGATGAATATGCAAACAACTGTGACTCCCAGGTCTGGAGGTGTGAACCACATGCCATAACTGTTGCGGTTTCCTGGATACGTACCTTCGCCGGTGCTGGTACCTGACTTGGGGGTTGCCCCATAAAAGCTAGGCAAATAGTCCACTGTGGTCCATTTGGTATCGTCATTCATGTCGCCAGTATTAAAATTAGTAATAAACACCTGCAATCGCCCTGCTCTTGTAGGGTCAATATTGTTCATTACTATGCCCAGGAACGGTCCATTCTCAGATGGATAGCCGCCACGGTCTAGTTTGTAATTCCCGGGACGTCCACGACTGCGTTGTGTATTTTCTGCCATTGTAGGTCCTTAGAAGTCTTTCCAAATTGTTTGTACTGTATCGTCTGTTTGCGGTTCGGCGTTGGCATCAATAAAATTCTGATCCACTCCCATCTTTGGTGGTGCCAGAAACTGATTTAAGCCAATGTCCTGACCATCACTGCTGGTTGTAGAATTTTGTTGAGGGCCGGGTGCCGAATCATCATTTGAGCCGGTTCCAGTAATAGATCCAGTGGCACCATTGGAATTGTTAACCTCTACAGGTGCTGTGGTTGTTCCGCCAGCTTTGACAGTTGAAGTTGTGTCATCGCCTCGACTGTTAGAACCATCGCTGGCAACGCCATTGCTTGATTGAGTGGCTGCATTCTTTAGACTTTCCACTGGGTACACATACAACGTTCCGTCAACTGTTTGTTCAAATCTTCCTTGACGGAATTCAGACACACACTTGGTTGCTTGATACACATAGCTATTGAGTGGTTTTCTAGGGCCACCTTCACGGCCATATGGATTGGCAAGACCGGTTGATAAATTGTAATCCTGTGGTTTTTGCCATTCGATAGAAAACATTACCTGCTGTGAGTCAAAGTTTATAGTGCCATCTGGCAAGAATCCGTTATAATTGAAATTTCCAATGCCAACTCCGGCCGCCACGCTGCCTTGTTGTATCCAACCAGGATCGCCAACAATTTTTATCTTTCCTTTGGCTAGATCGCTAGGACTATACAAAGACTCGGCAGCATTTGCGCCTATCTCGTTGGCGTCAGACTCAGCACCTGATCGTGTTTGATCACTGGCTGCTTGATAAGTGTACTTGGTCAGGTCTCTCATGCTACTGGTATATTTTCTACGAACAGCATTGATAGCATTATTGCCCGGCTCATTACCACTCACTGTCATGTTATACAAGTAATTAAAACTGGCTTGGTAATCTAATACATCAGTATTTTCGCCCGTGAACCAATATCTATATTGTTTGTGTATACCGGCAAATTTAGGAATAGGATAATATTTACTGTTGAAATTTTGAACTCGGTATGGACTAATAATATAGCGCATGGTATATGAGTAATCGTTTCGTTTGTAGTCGTAAGGCCCCGGAATTGCTTCCATGGTAATTTCGTACCAGTTTAAAGTGGCAGTGGCAGGAACTTTATTTTCTGATGAGGTATCATCAACACCTTCTTTATTCATTTTTTCTGGATCAGGAGTTTCTGAATTCTGAATGGCGGCTTGTTTGTAGATATAACTGCTGTTGCGGATGGTTAGGTCAATGGCCTGCAACAACTGTTGACCTGCTGTGATATTAAAATTTCTCACGGTGTTGTCAGTGCGTTGTCTAGCTGTATCTTTGCTTTTTGGATCAACTGCGGCTGCAGGTGCCATGGGACCTGAATTTAGATTTTTTACTTTGCCAGGCAATGTGATTAATGCATCTCTAATGGACTCTGCACCATTGGCAAATACCAACTCATATCTGTCTGGATGCTGGTATCTACCATTGGCCACGTGCTCGGCCTGCAGATCATTCATGGCACCCATAAGACCAGCAGTGATTGTTTTTTTAGGTGTGGGTGCGGCACTGGCTTTTGCTGGACTGGTCAATGCTGTGCCATCAAGTGAATTTAATCCTCCAGTGGCACTGTCCGTTCTCCTAGGATCATTGATTGCA